TCGTGAGATGCACTTGTCTTCGGTGTATCTTCGTGAGTTAATTAACTCAAAGATGAGTAACTCAGAATTTTCTAAGGCAACAAAGAATATTCTGTGTCTCATGAATGCTTGGTCTGGTGGTCGTTATTCTAGAGGTGCTAATTTTTATCGCCCACAATCCGATTCACTGTCCAATACACCGTTGACTGAGGCGATGATTGCTTGCCAATCAATTATCAAAGAGTTCCGCACTGTGAACAATCTTGATATTGTAAACTTGTGTGTGGTTCATGATGGTGATGCTGATGATATCAATTCATATCACAAACCGAATGAAGGTGAAAGCATCAATGGCAACCGAAACTTCTTCAGTACAAATTATCAGAACGTTTTTCTATGTGATAAGAAAAACAAAATTCAACAAGCGGTACCTGAAGGTGATGATGGTATTCGTATTGCCATTAGTAATTGGTTGACGAAAACAACCGGTGTAAAAATCATCGGCTTCTATTTGTCGCCCAACTACATGATGAAAAATGCTGTACGCCGCCGTTTGTTTAATGATGAAATTAATGAACTGCGTAAATCACCACGTGAGAATTACTATCAATTGAAAGATGCGTATTCAAAGTACATGAAATTGATTCGCAAAGATAAGTATCTTGAATCAAAGAATGTTGGCTATGAATCATTCTTTATTCTACCAGGTGGTAGTGATTTGAATATTGAGGATGAAGACTTTGAGGCACCAACAAAAGTTACCACCTCAACTTTGACCAAGGCGTTCAGTAAGTATACCAAAAATCGTCAAGTCAACCGTGTTCTGGTATCACGTTTCATCGGTATGATAGCAGTTTGATAACATACCACCGCTTGACAAAGTGGTGGTATCCTTATATAATGGTAGTTCCTAAAGTGATGGAGAATTTATATTATGACAAGTCGTGCTAATAAACGTCAGGCTTTTATTGATGCTCTTAATGCAACTGGTAAGGCTGAGGTATCGTTGTCAGAAGTGAAAGACATTGCCTCCGATGCTGGTCTGGCGATTCCCTACTGGTTCACTAACGATGAGAGTAATAAGGTCAAACGTGGTGTATATCGTGTTCCTGGCGCCTCTGGTGCTACACCAGCCATCAGTCTGGCTGCACAGGTAATACCTATGGCAAAACCCGAACCTGTGCAAGGTAATCGTATTGCAAATGTGACAACTGATCTTGAACTTGAGAATCTGGTTCCTTTTCAATATGACAACTATGTTCCTTTTGGCAACTTTGATGATGTGTTGTCAATTGTGAAATCAAAACAATTCTTCCCTGTGTTCATCACTGGTCAATCTGGTAACGGTAAGACCATGAGTATTGAACAGGCTTGCGCCAAAGCAAAACGCAAATTCGTTTGCGTATCAATGACACCTGATTCTGATGAGAGTGATTTGCTTGGTAACTATGTTCTGATCAACGGTCAAATGGAATGGCGTGACGGTCCTGTGACTGTGGCAGCCCGCCAAGGTGCTGTACTCTGTATTGATGAGATTGACTACGGCGCTCAGAATCTTTCCTGCTTACAACGGGTACTTGAGGGTAAGCCATTCTTGCTAAAGAAAAAGAATGAACTGGTTACACCTGCGCCAGGTTTTACCGTGTTTGCTACCGCTAACACAAAAGGTAAAGGCTCTGAAGATGGTCGCTATATGTTTACCAATGTATTGAATGAGGCGTTTCTTGAGCGTTTCCCAAATACAATGGAGCAAGAGTTTCCACCTGCACGTATTGAAGAAAAAATTATCAACAAAGAACTTGATTCAGTCGGTCGTTCTGATGATGTATTTGCCAAAAATCTAGTTACTTGGGCTAATACGATTCGTAATACCTTTGCTGATGGTGGTTGTGATGAGGTTATTTCAACCCGCCGTTTGGTACACATTGTGAAAACATTCGGTATTTACGGTGATAAGAAAAAAGCGATTGAGTATTGCTTGAATCGTTTTGATGCCGATACTAAGATTACCTTCCTTGATCTGTATACTAAGATTGATGCTGGTATTGATCCTAGTGAATTGGTATCAACTGAACAGATTGAACCGGTAACAACTTCTGAAGAACAGCCGTTTTAATTCTTGACAGAGGCTTAGTCCTCTGTTAGGATTATATTTGTGTCACTGAACAAACAATGTTTAAGTAAGTGACACTTTTTTAAACTCTGACTACTGGTCAGAAACTAAACTAGGAGAAATTATGAAATACAATACACTGCATTGCTATAATGCATCCTTCAAACTTATTGATCCGCAACTTTTTGACTTGCGTAAAAAAACAGGTCTAGACCTTTCCTTTCAATCATCTGCACGATGGTCTGATGATACAAAAACCGCATTTGTAACATCACTTGTTACAGGCATGGCACCATCAAAAATTGTTCTTTGTAATGTCGAGAAGTGCCTTGAAAATGTTATCGAGGGTTCAGATGACTGGAAATACTTCAAATATTGGCAAGACCAAGGATATGAATGGATTTCAATTGACGGTAACAACCGCACCATTACTATCAATGAATTTTTAGAAGGCAAAATTTCCATTGCACATGGAGATTATACACTGCCTAATGGTACAACGGTACACGTTGATAAAACCTGCGACAATTATAATACATTCAAGAAAATTTTCCGCAAATATGTTGATGAGTATGTGCAAGTGGCTTATGTTGCATATACGAATGCTACACGTTATGATATGACACAATTGTTTTTGAATATCAATGACGGTGTATCTCTTAACTCACAAGAAAAACTAAATGCTATTCTAGTTCCTTTTTCGGGTTGGGTTCGTGATCGTGTTAAAGAACACTATCCAGTTTTGAAAAAAGTTTTTCCAACAGAGAAACAATTTGTTCGCCGTTCTATTGATGACTTTATTGTTTCAATGGCAATTTACTCAACGTTTGGCACCCAAAAAACAATTCAATTGGGTGAAAAGAAAAAAGCCTATGAAGATGACTCTGCGGTATCACGTGGTACAAATCGTGCAGAGAAACGCATTGAAGAAGTTCTGCGCCTTGTGAAAAAATATGCTGATGATGGTTTTAAAAACTCATCAACATTATTCAATCTTTATATGTTGACTACACATATTCAAGACAACAACATGAAAATTTTGAATGAAGGTGATTTTTTCAAGTGGTTTATGGCTACAGAGAATCGTTTGATTGCAAATGATAAACCAATCATGACAACTTCAGGTGGTGAATCACGTACTTATAGTTCATGTAATGATACCATGTCTGCACCAGAATTGACTGCACGTAAAGATACTTTGTTGCGTGAGTTCAATAAAGTTGATTGCCTTGGTAAACTTGTGACTGCACGTGATAAAGAACGTTTTTATACACAAGCACAGAAGTATGAATTATGGTCAAAACAAGGTGGTGTTTGCCCTAAAACTGGTAAAGAAATTCCAGAACATGAGATCAACAATCACAAAAAGTGGCAAGCCGATCACATTCTACCACACGATCTAGGTGGTGAAACTACTATTGAAAACGGTCAACTTGTTTGCGCTGAATACAACAATAAAAAAGGTAATCGTTGGTCTGATCAAGCGGTAACATTTGCTTAATTTTTCACTATTGCCTAAGAGAGTGTTGACACACTCTCTTTTTTTGTATATACTATTAACTATGTAGAGAAAAGTCGCCTCTACTATTCATTTTTCGTGCGACTAATTTTTATGGAGTAAATTGAATGTCTGCTAAAGAGAAAATTCTAAAGTTCCTTTCTAAGGACGGTCCTTACAATACCTTGACTTCTGCACAAGCACGTGCCCGTTTCGGTATCGTAAACGTTGGTGCCCGCATTGAAGAACTTCGTGCTGAAGGCTACTGCATCTATACCAACAAGAAAACTCTTGCTGATGGTCGTCGTATCACTTACTACAAACTCGGCAAACCAACCAAAGAAATGGTTGCTATGGCACATGCTGTTCTTGGAGCAGAAGCGTTTGCCTAAATTAGGCTAGAAACTGGTGGAGTGAGAGCATATATATTATGTGTTCTCACTCTTTTTTTATGGATAAATTATGCAATTACAAGTTAACCTTGAAGAACTGAGAAAGAATAAACTGTTCGTGGCTACACCAATGTATGGTGGTATGAATCACGGTTTGTATATGAAGTCTTGCCTTGACTTACAAACTATCATGATTCGTTATGGCATTGAAACAAAGTTTTCTTTTCTCTTCAACGAATCACTCATCACAAGAGCAAGAAACTATTTGGTAGATGAGTTTCTACGCACAGATTTTACACACATGATGTTCATTGATTCGGACATTCACTTTGATCCGAATGATATCGTAGCACTGATGGCATTAGATAAAGATGTTATTGGTGGTCCTTATCCCAAGAAGTCAATCAACTGGGGCAACATTGCGGAAACAGCCCGCAAACATCCAGACCTGAATCCAAAAGAACTTGAGAATCTTGTTGGTGAATACGTATTCAACGTAGTAAAAGGCACACAACAATTCCAAGTATCCGAGCCATTAGAAGTAATGGAAATTGGTACAGGTCATATGATGATCAAGCGTCAGGTGTTTGATAAGATGAAAGAAGAATATCCTTTCATTCGTTATAAGCCCGATCATATTGGTCAAGCACATTTCGATGGCTCACGTTACATTCATGCATACTTTGATACCGTGATTGACACAACTGATTCATGTGTTGGTGGTGGCTCTGAGCGTTATCTGTCAGAAGATTATATGTTCTGTCAAATGTGGCGCAAGATGGGTGGAAACATTTGGTTGTGTCCTTGGATGAGAACTCAGCATATCGGTACATACGCATTTACTGGCAACATGCCCGCTGTTGCTCAGTATACCGGTAGACTTTGATCGACTACAAATACAGTGAAGACCGTATTCTTGAAGAGTTAAAAAAATACATCGACAAGACATACGGTCAACACTACTCACTAAACAAATTCCAAACTTCAGAATTCATTATAGACTGTGGGCACGGTGAAGGATTCTTTATTGGAAACATCATGAAGTATGCACAGCGTTACGGCAAAAAGAACGGCTATAATCGAGATGACTTGTTAAAAGTTGTACACTATGCTATAATGGCCTTACATAATCATGACTTGACGAGGAAATAAATCATGAAACTTTCAAATGAAACTCTGTCTGTATTGAAAAACTTTGCCAGTATTAATCAAGGCATTCTTTTCAAACCAGGCAAAACAATTCGTACCATTTCTACTCATAAGAATATTCTTGCTGAGGCTGTTGTCTCTGAAGAAATTCCAAAAGAGTTTGGTGTATATGATCTGAACAACTTTTTGTCCGTTCTTTCACTACACAAAGAAGAACCTGTGATTGACTTTGATGAGGCAAATGTTCTCATCTCTGGTCTACAAGGTCGCAGCAAAATCAAATATCGCTTCTGTGCATCAAGCATGATCGTTGCTGCACCAGATAAGAATCTGGAACTCAACAATCCAGAAATCAAATTTGATTTGAGTGCAGAAGACTTTGATTGGATTCTTCGTGCTGCCAATGTCCTTTCTTCACCACATATTGCTATTGAATCTGATGGTAGTAAAGTTTCTGTAACTGCATTTGATTTGCAGAATGATGCAGCACACACAGAATCTCTTGAAGTGTCAAAGAGCAATGGTGACAAGTACAAGATGCTGTTCAAAACAGAGAATTTGAAGATGCTTGCTGGTGCTTATTCAGTAACTATCTCTTCAAAGGGTATTGCACACTTCAAACACAAATCAATGAGCATTCAGTATTGGATTGCAACTGAAGCAGGCTCAAAATATGAGAAAGGTTAATCATGGGTAAGTTTGTTATTTTTACAAATGCATCACTAAACCACGATGGTGATTCAATCGCTATCAATAAAGACATTGTTGCATCAGTCTTTGAACTAATTCAGCCAGATTCAAATGCACAACTACAACCAAGAACTGTTATTTACGGTGTCAATAATATTGATTGGCAAGTTAAAGAACCATATCTTGAAGTGCTTGCAAAATT